CAGAAACAATCCACGCTTTCCTTGCCGCCGTTGGCATCAACGCGGCGGGCCTTGCGATGTGGCAGATCGGCGCTTCGCTCGGTTTCATCGGCGGATTCTTCCGCCCGGCTATTCATCGGGCGAAGGCGTAGGCCGGTGAATGACGAAGATAAGCTTCCGCGCACCAGCGCGGAGGCGAAAGAAAATGGCTCCAAGCGCTACTTTACCGGGGAGCCGTGCAAGAATGGGCATGTAGCGCCTAGGTTCACTAGCAGCCGGTCATGCGTCACATGCGCTGCTGATCGAAATAGGGAATGGGTCGCCGAAAATGAAGATCATCTGAAGGCATATCGTAAGAAGGCATATGCAGAAAACAGGGATGCAATCCTATCCAATTGGTCTGAATGGTATGCTGAAAACCACGAGCGTGAACTAGAAAAGAAGCGCATGAGGTACGCGGATAACAGAGGAGCGGCGTTGGAATACGCGCGTGAATATCGAGCCGCAAATTCAGCAAAAGTGAGGGCCGCAACCGCAAAATGGCGTTCGGAAAACCCCGACAAAGTGAAGAAATCTTGGGCTGACTGGTACGAAGAGAACGGCAAATTCCGTGACGCCGAAAAGCGATCCACACCTAGAGGTAAACTGGACGACCTTATGTCATCGGCCATTTACCAGGCGGTTCATAAACGTAAGGCAGGGCGCAGTTGGTCCGATCTCGTGGGGTATAGCGTCGATGACCTTATGGCGCATCTAGAACGCCAATTCCAACCCGGGATGACATGGGAAAACCATGGGCAATATGGCTGGCATATCGATCATATTATCCCCCGCTCGGCGTTCAATTATGAAAGGCCGGAAGACATAGATTTCAAGCGCTGCTGGGCGCTGGAAAACCTGCAACCCCTCTGGTGGCAGGACAACCTATCGAAAGGCGCGAAATTTACCAAGCCTTTCCAGCCATCGTTAGCGCTAGCTGTTAACGACAACCAACCACTACAAGCACGAGGAAATGACAAATGGCGCAACTAGGCGTTCAATTTAACCCGCAGGATCACAGCACCGAACAGTCTGATTTCGAGTTGCTGCCTAACATGATTGCAAAGCTCGAAATCTCCGCCGGCGATGTAAAAGTCGACGGAACGGACATCGCGGTGAATTTCACAATCGATGTGGTCGAGCCGGAGGAATACAAGGGCCGCCGCATTTGGCACTGGGTCGACGTTCAGAACCGGGACGCTCAAAGACAGGAACGTGGTCAGAAAGACCTCGCCAAGCTCTGCCGGGCGGTTGGCCATGACGGGCCTTTGGAAGATACCGAGCAGATCCAGTTCATCACTTTCACTGCGCAGATTGTCCAAAATCCCGCTGGCGTCAGCAAGAAGACGGGCAAAGCATACAATGCCAGCAACCGTATCCGGAAACTCTTTTATCCCGATGAGGGCAACGTCCCCCAGCCTTCGATCGACGCCAACCAGCCCGTAGCGCAGGCCCGCCCGGCCAATGACAACCGACCGGCAGCGGCAAACAGCAATAAGCCGGCGCCAACGGCTGCTGCGGCAGGCAAGAAGCGACCTTGGGGTTAAGCTAACCAACAGGCGCGGTTACCAGCCGCGCCTCCTACCACCAAACACGAGGAGACTTTGATGAGAGTCAGCATTGACCGCTCACAGCTCGCGCACGCCTTGGCAACCGTCAACCGTGCCATCGAAAGCCGCAACACGATTCCTATTCTAGCCAACGTGCTTTTGGCTGTCGAGGACGGCCAGTTGCGCCTCACCGGCACCGATCTGGATGTTGAAATCACGCTCCAGGCAAGATGCTTGCGGACATCGCAAAGCGCGCGCAGGGCGACGTTACCCTTGAGCTGGATGCAGCTAGCGCTGGAGGCCGCCTTACCGTCGCGTCCGGTCGCAGCCGTTATAAGCTCGACGTTTTGCCCGCCGAAGACTTTCCGTCCTTCAGCGCAGGGGAGTTCGACACGACGCTTGAGCTGGATCTGGCTACGCTTGTCGCGCCGTGTGTGCACGCAATCTCGACCGAAGAAACCCGCTATTACCTCAACGGCGTCTATCTGCATGCCGTCGACGGTCGCTTGGTTGCTGTCGCAACCGACGGGCACCGGTTGATGCGCAACGTTGGCCCGGAAGGCGTGTTGGAATACGGCGTGATCCTGCCGCGTAAGCTGGTCGGTCTACTGCCAAAAGGCGCAGTTACCGTTGAACTGTCGCAGAACAAGGTGCGAGTCACGTCTGGATCGACGGTTATTACATCAAAGCTGATCGACGGCACTTTCCCTGATTATGTGCGCGTCATTCCATCCGGTAATAGCAATGTGCTTACCGTCGACCGGCAGGCGCTTATGAAGGCGGTCGAACGTGTCGCCGCTGTAGCGGACGACAAATCGCGCGCCGTGAAATTCGCCGTCGGCGATGTGCTGCGGCTGATACTGGCTGACAAGGCCAGCGACGAAGTTTCGATTGAGTTTGAAGGCGAGCCTTTGGAAATCGGCTTTAACGCCCGCTACGTCAACGACATGCTTGGCGCGTTGGATGAACCAAATGTGCGTTTTGCTCTCGGCGATGCAGTTTCTCCGGCTGTCATCAAAGGTGAGGGCGAGTGGACTGCGGTCTTGATGCCGATGAGGGTGTAGGGGATGGCAGCGACAATCCCCGAAACCGCAATCTTCAACGCCATTGAATATGCGCTGCGCCATGAAGGCGTGACCGAAATCGCGTTTTCAGAAGATGGCGAACACGAAGTCGAAATCCACGAGGCGTCCAGCCTGAAGCCGTTCGTCAAATGCCTGTTGCGCGAGTTGGAGGTGATTACGTGAAAATCAGCATTGAGTGGCTTGGCGACACCCACGATTGCGAAACCTGCGGCCCGTCATGGGCTGAAGGCGCGCGCGTCTATATCGACGGACTGCTTGTGCTGGATTTGCAGCCAAGCGCCCATTGTTACGATGGTGTGTCTTACCAAGAAGATGACGTTTACCGGCACATTTTGGAGCACCTCGGCCATACCGTGGAGGACTACCTGGTATGAATAGCATCTTCATGGTCATGAAGCAGGTATCGCCAGACACGGCGCGTCCATATCGCGTCATCGAGACATACCCAACTTCGGAGGGAATGCGTTCATGTATCGTATCTGGTGCGTTTAGCACGCAGGAAGCGGCGCAACAGTGGGTGGAGCATTTGCAGGAAGGGAGCGCAACATAATGGCTCCCCTCCCAAAAGCTGATTCCAGCACCGTCCGCGCCATTTATCAAGCTTACGAGGCCCAGGCTAAGTCCTGGGACTCGTGGGGCATCAGCGTGGGCGAGGCTGGCACAGAATGTGACAGAGCCCTTTGGTACGGCTTCCGCTGGGTCTCGGCGCACGAGGTTCATTCGGGTCGCCAGCTTCGACTGTTTGCCACCGGCAATATCGAGGAAGACCGCTTGGTCGCCGACCTCGAACGCATCGGCGTTGATGTCTACGGCCAGCAGGACAAAATCAGGCTGGTCTCGGGCTTCGTCCGCGGCAAGTGTGACGGCAAGGCAATGGGCGTACCCGAAGCGCCGAAGACCGAACACCTGCTGGAATTCAAGTCGAGCAACGAGAAGGGCATCAAGGAACTTCAGAAGCATGGCTGCCAGAAAGCTAAGCCACTTCACTACGCCCAGTGCCAGCTCGGGATGCAGGCTTTCGGCCTGACGCGTTGCCTGTATCTGGCGTCGTGCAAGAACACCGACACGCTTTATGCCGAGCGCATCGAATACGATGTCGAGTTCTGCCTTCGACTGTTAGCGCGCTGCGAACGCATCGTGTTTTCAGACGAGCCGCCCAGCCGCATCAGCGAAGATCCAGAGTTCTTCGGCTGCATGTTCTGCAAGCACCGAGGCGTCTGCCACGAAGGCGTTCAGCCGCGAGTGAACTGCCGCACCTGCCTTCATGTCCAGCCCGAGCATGGCGGCGATTGCCATATGTCATGCGCGCGTTGGAACAAACCATTGTCTATCGACGAGCAGCGCGACGGCTGCCCTGCGCACCTCTATCTGCCGGGGTTGATACATGGCGAGCAGATCGATGCGGACGAGATCGCGGAGACAGTTACGTACAGACTGGCGACGGGTGAGATTTGGGTGGATGGGGTCAAATGAGATTAGCAATTACACGGACTATGACAGGCCATAATTGCATGCCGCTTCCAATAGCAACGGCAAACAAGCCGAGGCGTGCAGATTTGGAAGATGCAAGCAAATTCTGCACGTGAGGAAGCCTGAGGTTCTCCTCTCTGATCTCGGACCCAAATCTAGCAAGACCAATCTTCAGTGCGTCGTCCTCAGATAGCATTACCGAACGTGCCGCCACCCATGCGCCGACAAGCGTCAAAATTAATCCAGCGGCTGTGGATACGTCTGCCCACCAATTGAAACTTTCACCTAACGTCATGGATTTAGCCCCCAAATGCTAACCTTACGCGACTATCAACGCGCCGCCGTTGACGGCCTTTACGACTACTGGCGCGAACAACCCGGCTCACCTCTTATCGTGCTTCCGACGGGCGGCGGCAAGAGCCTAGTGCTGGGCACGATCTGCAAGGAATTGATCGAAGGCTGGCCCGACATGCGCGTGCTTGTCGTGACGCATGTTCGCGAGCTGATCCTGTCGAATTACCAGGAGCTCCTGAACATTTGGCCTTTCGCGCCTGCTGGCATCTTTTCGGCAGGGGTAGGACGGAGGGATGCGAAGGCGCAGATCGTTTTCGGCGGCGTGCAGACCATCGCAAACAAGGTGGAGCAGATCGGGCATATCGACGTCGTTCTGGTCGATGAAGCCCACCTGATGCCCAGAAATTCGGAAACGCAATACGGCAAATTGATTGAAGGCCTGCGCGCCATCAACCCAGACCTGAAGCTGGTCGGCCTCACGGCCACGCCTTATCGCTTGGGCGAGGGGCTTTTGACGGAAGGTGACGGCGCGCTTTTCGACGACATCTGCTTTGAAAAGCCGATTGGCGAGATGATCGAGGAAGGCTATCTCTGCCGTCCTATTTCAAAGGGCATGGCGACTGCCTTCGACCTGTCCGGCGTTGGCAAGCAGGGCGGGGACTACAAGCAGAACGCTCTGCAGGCGGCTATCGATAAAGACGATATCACGGCTTCCGTGGTCGATGAGATCGTCACGTATGGCACTGCGTCTGGTGCGGAGCGCAAGGCTTGGCTGTGCTTTTGCAGTGGCGTCGAACATGCCCGGCATATGCGAGACGAAATTCGTAGTCGGGGCTTTAGTTGTGAGACTGTGACTGGCGACACCCCGACCGGTGAGCGGGATCGCATTCTGGCTGATTTTAAGGCTGGCAAGATCCGCGCCTTGACGAATAACTCGGTACTTACAACCGGCACGAACCTGCCGATCATCGATCTGGTCGCGTTCTGTCGCCCAACCTTATCAGCGGGCCTTTATGTCCAGATGGCGGGGCGTGGCTTACGGCTTTATCCGGGCAAGGAGAACTGCCTGTTTCTGGATTTCGCGGGCGTCGTTCGTAAACACGGTCCGATTGATGCGGTCACGCCTCCGGGGATGAAGAAGGGCGATGGGGAGGCACCGGTGAAGCAATGCCCGCAAGAGCCTGACGATCGTGGTCTAGTCGGCTGCGGCTCGCTTATTCACGCCTCGCTGCATACCTGTCCCGACTGCGGATATGAATTCCCGGCCGATGAAACGCCAAAGATATCAGCGCAGGCCGAAGACGTGCCGATGTTGTCGAAGGACAACGCCAGCACACGTCAGGTGGAACGGCGCACCTTCGCATACCACGAAGGCAAGGGCGGCAAGCAGGACAGCGTGAAGGTGTCTTATTGGGTGGGTGTGTCGCCAATCAACGAATGGCTCGGCCCAGCCCATACCGGCTTCTTCAAGTCGAAGTCAGACAGGTGGTGGCGAAAGCACGGTGGGCAGGCACCGTTCCCGAAAACTGTGCTGGAATTCATGGAACGCCAGAACGAACTGCTGCCGACCGCGGAAATCGTTGTGAAGCCGAACGGCAAATACTGGGAAGTGGTCGATGCCATTGCGGGAGCTGCAAATGACAACGTGCCAGAGGCGAGCAACGACAATGTGCCGACGCCCACCTACGCGCGTGTGTCTGCCGGGCTGGCTGACGTATTGGATGACGATATTCCGTTCTAGGGAGTTCCGCATCGCATGTTGGGGCGGGGGCTCTGGTTCATGCGATGCGGATGCATTCCAGAGAAGGTTTGCGGCACCAGAATATGGGCATATTAGCGAATGGTGAAATAAAAGAATGTAACGGTTGCCAACAATAGGCACCGCAACTGCATGAAATAGAAAAGCCCGCTTCGCGATTGGGAGGAGGAGCGAAGCGGGCCGATCTGAAAAGCGCGGTTGGGAGGAGGAGTACCGCGCTTAGGGTCCGGTTTCTGGGAGGAGGAGTAAAACCGGACGAGGCGTAAATAGGCGGCCCACTCACGCGTTGCAAGGGGCGAATTCGCATAGCAGATATGCAGGAAAAAATAAAAACCGCCCGGCAGCGGACGGTGCGCGCCTGGGCGGTCTAACTCCCTCCCAAGAGTGGCGGGAATATACATAAACAACCGTCGCATGCAACAGTTAAATCCAAGTATTAATTACACTAAAACAGTAGGATTAAATTTATCAAAATAAACCAATCCATTAACGGGATGCGCCGCGAGGCATGTTAAATTACCTACCGGACTAACCAACCAACCACCGAAACGCGAGGATCAACAATGCAGAACAAAGCCGACAACACGAAAGCACAGAACTATCTGGCCTATGATGTCACCGTTCTGGAACGGGAATTCGCCGACTTTGTTGCGGCATACCCAGAATTGGCCGAAGATGAGGAACTGCGCGCCGACACAATCGAAGGCGAGACGGACGCATACCGCGTGCTCGGTAAGATCGTGGCCATCGAGCGCGATGCAAACAGCATGGTACTGGCCATCGGCGAACGCGCCAAGGAATTGGCCGCGCGCAAAGATCGATACGCCAGACGCAAGGACGCCATGCGGGCCTTGTTGCTGCGTCTGTTGAAGGCTGCTGACTTGAACAAGGTGAGCTTACCGGAAGCAACTGTGTCGGTCAGCAAAGGGCGCGCCGGCGTTGAGATAGTGGACGAATCCGCTGTGCCTGCGCGTTTTTTGAAGGTTGTGAAATCGCCTGACAAGACGCTTATCAAAGAGGCGCTGGACGCTGGGAAGACCGTCAAGGGAGCCGTACTGCGCGAAGGCCAGCCTACGCTTACAGTGAGGGCGGCTTGAATTACGCACCGTGGATGGCCGCGTTAGGCCCAGATGACGAGCCTGACTACCACGCCTATTGGCACGAAACGGAAGCGCTCGCAGATGCCATGATCGACATTGCCACCTACGATGACTGGTTTCCAGACCTAACCCGCCCGGTTGCTGCCGTGCAGCAAGGCGGCGATGAGCGGATAGCAGCATGAATGCAATTTTAGCGAGACTTCGCCCTCGCCATGTTCTGCTTGCGATGGCTCTCACTTACGGCCCGCTTTATCTGGCGGATTATTTCTGCGGTCAATGCATCAGTAGACAGCCGCCTTACTGGCCATTCCAGTAACATAACCACCCCGCCAGCCACCAACTGGCGGGTTACCACCACGAAACACGAGGAGATGAGGATGAATGAACCGCTACCGAGCGGGCCTTTCGGCTGCGTCCTTGCAGACCCACCATGGGCGTTTAGAACTTACGACAAGAAGAACGTCGCACCGGCCAGAGGTCGCCAGCCTTACAGCGTGATGTCGCTTGACGATATCAAGGCGCTACCTGTCGAACAGGTATGTGCCCGCGACTGTTTGCTATTCATGTGGACCGTTTCACACCTGCAGCGTGAAGCCTTCGATGTGGCCGCGTCATGGGGCTTCCGTCCTGTCAGCGTAGCTTTTGTCTGGGACAAGGGCCGAATGGGCATGGGCTATTGGACCCGACAGGAAGTTGAAATCTGCCATCTGTTCAAGCGAGGCAAGCCGCGTCGCCTGAGTAAAGGAGTGCGTTCGCTAATCAAAGCGCCGCGCCGCGAGCATAGTCGCAAACCTGATGAACAGTACGATCGCATCGAGCGGCTTGTCGACGGCCCGTATCTTGAACTATTCGCGCGCCAAGCATGGCCGGGCTGGTCATCGTGGGGCAACGAGGCTGGCAAGTATATAGCGGCCAATGATAACCGAGATTTGCTGGGGAGGGTGGCTTAATGGCGAAGCTCACGAAGGCGCAGGCTCAGGCCCACTCTCAAGCAGTCGCCATCCTGCAGCAAGAACGGCTGTCGGAAGACGATAAGGAATTTGTCTACAGGAACTGGAACGAAGGCGCGAACCACGTGAATGGCGCTGCTGGCGCTTTCTTCACGCCATTCGACATGGCGTTTGATTTTGCGATAGATGCCGGTGGCGGCCGCATCATTGACCTATGTGCCGGGATTGGAATGCTGTCTTACGCCATCTGGCAGCGCAGTCGTTTCAACGACAGCAGGCCACAAATCACCTGCGTTGAACGTAATGCCGATTATCTGGAGGTCGGGAAGAAACTGCTGCCAGAAGCGGAATGGATTCACGCTGACGTGTTTGACGTTTTGGATATGGGGCTGGGGCACTTCGACAGTGCGATTAGTAACCCTCCGTTCGGCAATATCAAGCGGAGCAAAAATTCCCCGAGATACAGCGGCAAGGACTTCGAATTTCACGTAATTGATATCGCGTCCCATCTGGCAGACTACGGCACGTTCATCGTTCCACAGATGTCGGCAGGCTTCAATTATTCCGGACGGCAGAGCTATGAGCGCCAGACCAGTGGCAAAGCCGTTAAGTTTCAGGAACAGACAGGCCTGCATTTCGATACCGGCTGCGGTGTTGATACCGCCTATTTCATCGATCAGTGGAAGGGCGTCTCGCCTATGTGCGAAATCGTTTGCGTTGACTTTACAGATGCGCGCCCTGTTGCCGCGAAAGCGCAACCGGCGAATGACAACCATCTGCCTGTGCAGGCCAGCCTTTTCGGAGATGCCGCATGAGCCATCCCGAACAATGCTGGGTTTGCCAGAGACACGCCGTCGGCCTTGGCGTGCAGGCAGCCCGCGAGCCGATCCGCTGGCTGTGCAAAGAATGTGCTGACATTGCCGAGCATATTCGGCATCGGCGTCGGTTGGATCCTTACGAGTTACGCGCCCTTGATACGGGCGTCGAGGCGGTTGGGGAGTATTTGCAGGCCATACAGAAAACCGACCTTAAGGAAATGGATGAGCTAGAAGCCAGGCAACTGGTCAAAGCCGCATGGGAAGGGTGCGGGCGAGGAATGCGGGAAGCTTTAAGCGAAGCTCCATTCTGAGGTAGCCATGACAGCCTA